CATGGCATTTTTCGGACTTACGGATATCACAATTAGAGAGGAGGGTACACGAGGACCACTCGAACCGTTATTTAAGGGTGTGGAGGAAAAAAATCTTTTTAGATATCCAATAGATGTAGGAAATTATGATAAAGCACATTACATGGTCATTCATATTTTCAAGCAAAAAAGTTCTAAACTTGCGAGTGTGCAATCAAAAGGAGATATACCCACAACTGTTACAAATAATAGTGGAAGAACTGTTCCTTCTCTTCCAAATATTAAAGAAAAGTTTTCAAGTGCAATCAATCGTGGTGTAGACAATGCGTTCAACTCTGTAAATAGAGCAGTGGGTGGCAGACTCAACTTTTTTGCTCCTTCAAAGGCTTCTTTTAGTTCTGCTAATGAAGCAGCAAAAACAAACAACGACTCATATGTTCAAAAAGTAGACAAAATAAAAAGAACTGCACTTATTGATACAACTGAAGTTACAACAGACTCTATTGCTCTTTACATGCCAGATACACTTCAGTTTACATATGCACAAAATTATGAAAATCTGGAATTAGGTAAAGAATTGGCCGGTCAAGTGGCGGCAACCGGAGTGTCTGCATTTGAGAAATTGAAACAAGGTCAAGATGCAAACATTGGTGGAACAATTAAAGCAGCCCTTGCTGCTGCCGGAGCAAAAGGTATTGGAGAATTATTTGGCGCTCAAACAACCGCAAAAGTTGGTTTGTTTTTAGGCACTGGTGGTGCGGTTGTAAATCCAAGAATGGAAATGATGTATACGTCACCTAATTTTCGTGAGTTCAACTTCGAGTTTATGTTTTATCCACGTGATGAACGTGAAGCATTAGAAGTGCAAAACATTATTGAAAGGCTTAGGTTTCATCAAGCACCCGAACTGGATGAATCATCAAATGGTTTACTATTGATTGCACCATCAGAATTTGAAATTGAATTTTATTATGCAGGTCAAATCAATCCTAATGTACCTCAAATGACTCGTTGTGTTTTAGCAAATATATCAGTAAACTATGCACCAAATGGGTGGACGGCATATGAGATGCCTTCTGAATTGAAACCAGCTTTAGGTAGAACAGGTATGCCATCTGCAATTCAAATGACATTAGACTTTAAAGAAACACAGTTTCTCACAAAAAGAGATTTTAGAAATAATGGTTCAGTTGGTATGCAAAGTGGAAGTCAAACATTTCAAAGGGCTCAAGGTCGTCAATAAAAATGGCAAAATACTTTAATTATTTTCCTACAACATTTTATAATAACTCAAACACATCGTTAGCACTTGATACGGTAACGAATATTATTGCTCGTTTTTCTTTTGAGAACACTCTGAAAGAAAACAGTTCTGTGTTTTATCCATATGACATTCAAGATGGAGATACACCAGAAATAATTGCAAACAAATATTACGGTTCACCAGAAAAACATTGGATTGTTTTAATGTTCAATGATATTATCGATCCACAATATGATTGGCCATTAGATCAAAGAACATTTATTAGTTATGTCAATGACAAATACTCAGCAAATGGTGCAGCAAATACGACAGTTCAAAGTGGTATTGTTTGGGCACAAAGCACCAACAATGTAAAAAAGTATTACAAGACAATTACAAGAGTAAGTTCAGAACCGACAAAAGACACTATATCAGAGAAGATTGAAATAGATGCCAACACATACGCCAATGTGATCACATCTTCTACAGAATATACATTAAACAATGGTAAAAAAGTAACTGAGACAATTTCAAAATCTAAACTAACTTATTATGACTATGAAGTAGAACAAAACGAATCTAAAAGAAAAATTAAATTATTAAAATCAGAGTTTGTAACTCAGAATGGCTTGATGGATGAATTAGTTAGGGTTCTTAATCAATAATGTCTAATCAATTTTCATCAGCATCGAAATTTGTAGTCAATGAACTTTCGATAATTACGAAAGCCGGTAAGTTTGACATCTCTCAAATATATGAAGAAATAAACATTTTTGATTCATTGTTTGTTCCTGTAATGACCGGAACAGTTATCATTAAAGATTCGGTAGGGCTATCTTCTTCATTTTTATTTGATGGCTCAGAATCAATTTTAATTGATATAGGAAAAATTACCGATCTGGATGCTTTAAAAATAAAAAAAGCATTTAGAATCTACAAGCAAAGTGATAGAGAAACCGTTAATCAGACAACAGAAACTTATGTTTTACATTTTGTTTCCGATGAAATGATGTTTTCTGATCAGCAGTTGGTCAATCAGGCATTTGACACGACGTATACAAAAATGGTGAAAGTTCTACTATCAAACTATTTAAAAGCGCCAGATAATAAACTAAAAGGTGTGATTGAAGAAACCACAGGCATTCGTAAAATTGTAATACCAAATTTAAAACCATTAGATGCTATAGAATGGTGTGCCAAAAGAGCAATCGATGATCAAAGATCACCCAACTATGTTTTCTTCGAGAATAATTTAGGGTATAATTTTGTTTCATTGTCAAGTCTTTTGACTAAGCCGTCTTTATTTGATATTAAGTTTCCACCCAAAAATTTACAGGAAACAAATACTCTAGACGATTTATTAAGCCCCAAAGACTATGAAGTTATCTCACAAGTAGACAAAATTAAAACTACACGTTCGGGTGTAAATGCAGGTACTTTTATAGGTTTTGATCCTTTGACAAGAACAATTGGGGTTAAGAAAGTTACATATGAAGATCATTATTCGTCTATGAAACATGGGAATAAAAACCCCAATTACTTTGCATCGGTAAACAGAGGTGGTACAGATTCTTCACAAGCATATGATTCTAAAAAAACAGTAAGTCCATTTGGTGCATTTAGGGGAGAAAGTCAGTATATAAAAAAATACGATCCAACTTCTTTATCGAAGGTAGAAACACAAGAAGATTTTGTATTTCAAAGAAAAGCCATACTAAGCAATTTGATGAACAAAAGAATCAAACTTGTTATGTCGGGCAACTTTCAACTGACATCAGGATTTAACTTAACACTAAACTTTCCTAGTTTTTCTATTCGTGAAAAGGGTGACGATAATAAAGATCGTTCATTAAGCGGCAAATATCTGATTGTTGCAACGAGACACATCATTGGATATCAAAAGCACGAAACAATTATTGAGTTGGCTACAACATCTAACGATCTATCATTCATTCCAACGTCAACAACAGCAGAGACAAAAGAAATAGAAAATTATGGAACAATCTGAAGATAATAAAAATTTTGCTGGCAAAAATGGATTCATTTGGTGGGTTGGAATTGTTGAAAGAATTAATGATCCACTGAAACTAGGTCGTTGTAGAGTACGTTGCGTCGGTTGGCACACAGATAATAAATCATTGTTACCAACAGATTCTTTGCCGTGGGCACAATCTGCACTGCCAAATAACAATAATAATCCCTATCCACCACGTGAAGGGACTATGGTATTTGGATTTTTTGCTGATGGAGAAAATGCACAAGAGCCTATAATTTTAGGTGCTTTGCCTAGCATACCATTGATTGCGGCAAACTATCAACAAGGTTTTAATGATGCAAGAACACCTGCTGAACTTGCCGCTGCACCTGTTAAGCCGTATGAGTCTGCAACAAACTATCCACGTAAATTAGATGAACCAACAACATCAAGACTTGCACGAAATGATAGTGATTATCCATCAGAGATTGTAGCAGCAAAGAAAGCAAAACGTGCAAGTAAAGTAGAACCTGCTCCATACTACAATGCAAAATATCCATACAATAATGTGTATGAATCTGAGTCAGGTCATGCGTTAGAGTTTGATGATACGAAAGGTGCTGAACGTGTTCATGTGTATCATCGTTCAGGTTCATATACAGAGTGGGGACCAGAGGGTGATCGTGCAGAAAGAATACAACGTAACAAATATACAGTGGTAGCAGGAGATGAAGCGATATATGTTCAAGGTGACGTTCAAATATTTGTTGATGGTGATTATAGACTAAATGTAACTGGTGATGTAATCGTAAACGGTAAGACAATTAATCTAAACTAATATGCCAGCAGTATCAAGAAAAAGTGGAACAGATTCTATAGCAACCAATCACGGCTGTGACGCTACAACTGTGACTGATCAGGGTTCGTCGGATGTGTTTGTAAATGGCATTGGTGCAGTTCGTGCTGGAGATTTATGTCAAGTTCATCTGATACTATCAGGTGATTCTTGTGTGCCACATGTTGTGTCATTGACTTCATTTTCCAGCACAGTCTTTGTTAATGGAAAGGGTGTTGGAAGAAAGGGTGATGAGTATTCTGGGCACACACTGACATCTGGTTCGGGTAACGTCTTTGCTGGAGGTTGAATAAATAAGTCATGACAACAACCATAACATCTAATAATCCGTCAATAGTTTCTGAGAGAAGCTATAAAGATTTGGACTTAAATTTTACCGCACATCCTGTCAAGAAAGATGTGAGTAAGCACGTGAATGAACGTGCAATTATTAATTCAGTAAAAAATCTAGTTTCTACCAACTTCTACGAAAGACCTTTTCGTCCAGAGATAGGATCTGGAGTTAGACAAATTTTATTTGAATTGGTTGATTCAATTTCCGGTGCGTCATTGGAGCGACAGATTGCTGAGGTCATTAGAAATTTTGAGCCTAGAGTGGCAATTGACCGTGTAACAGCAACTCCTGCTCCAGACGAAAATGGTTACTATGTAACAATGGAATTCTTCATTATAAATTTGCCAAATCCAATATCGATTAATTTCTTTTTAGAACGCATAAGATAAAATGACTGAACGTTTAAGAGTAACAGAACTTGACTTTGATCAGATCAAGCAAAATTTAAAAACATATCTTCAAGCACAATCTGAGTTTACAGATTATGATTTTGAAGGTTCTGGTTTGTCAGTTTTGCTTGACATACTTGCCTACAACACCCACTACAATGCATACTATGTGAACATGGTGGCGAATGAAGCATTTATGGACACAGCCTTACTGCGTGATTCCGTTGTATCACATGCAAAAACTTTAGGTTATGTGCCGTATTCACGTAAAGCACCAGTGGCAACTATTAATTTCACGGCAAATACAAATTCAAACACTTCAGCCACTTTAACTATTCCTAAAGGATTTAGATTTTTATCGAATGAAATTGATGGTGTGAGCTATGGTTTTGTTACTCTTCAAGAAACTGTTGTAACAAAATCAAATACAAATTTCACATTTTTAAATTTACCAATATATGAGGGACAGCTTGTAACCTATACTTACACGCATGATCAAGCCACAAATCCAAAACAGATTTTTACGATTCAAGATGAAAGTGTAGACACATCTACAATTACAGTAACAGTACAACCATCGGCAACAAATACTGCTTCTGAAGTTTATACTTTAGCGGCAGATGCATCAGAAACAACGACAACATCTTCTGTGTTTTATTTACAAGAAGGTAAAAACAGGAAATATGACATTTATTTTGGTAA